TGAATAATTCTGGATCAGAAACATCAGGAGCTTTAGTTAGTGGTTCAGCAAATAATGTAAGATGGCAAGTAGTAAATAGAAATACATCAACTGGTACATTTGACTTATTAGTCCGTAGAGGTGATGATAATGCTGTTCAACCTATTGTATTAGAAACATGGACTAATTTATCACTTGATCCTTTTTCTCCAAACTACGTAGCAGCAGTTATAGGTGATTATGTTACAAATTACAATTCATCTAATAACCAGATTGTAGTAACAGGTTCATATCCTAACAGAAGTGCCTATGTAAGAGTAAAAAGTGTAAATTTACCAACTCCAAATTATTTTGATAACAATGGAAACCCAGTTGCCGCTTATACAGGATCAATACCTGTAAATATTAGTGGTACATTTGGTGGAGCTACAGGTGATTTATTTTATGGTGGAGGTGCTAGTTATTATAATAGTATAACAGCTACTGCTGGTAACATACAAGGTATCAACGCTAGTGATTATAACAACATGATTAATTTATTAGCTAATCAAGATGATTATAGATTTAATATATTATTAACTCCTGGTTTAATATCTGATAACGATGTTTTAGGTAAATCTCAAATAACTACTGCTATAAACAATACTCAAAATAGAGGTGATAGTATATATATTGTAGATTTAGTACCTTATGGAACAGTATCATTATCATCTGTAACAGACGCAGCATCAGGAAGAAATACATCATATGCTGCATCATATTGGCCTTGGGTCCAAACAATTGATCCAGACACAGTTAAAAACTGTTGGGTACCAGCTTCAACAATGATAGGTGGAGTTTATGCTTACAATGATAGCGTATCTGAACCTTGGTTTGCACCAGCTGGTATAAATAGAGGCGGATTAAGTAATGTAGTACGTGCTGAGTGGAAATTAACTCAAAATAACAGAGATACATTATACACAGGTAGAGTTAATCCAATCGCTACTTTCCCTGGACAAGGTGTAGTAGTATATGGTCAAAAGACATTACAAGCAAAAGCATCAGCTCTTGATCGTGTAAATGTTCGTCGTTTATTGATTGCTCTTAAATCATACATTTCTCAAGTTGCTCAAAACTTGGTGTTTGAACAAAACTCAGTTGCAACAAGAAACCAATTCTTAAGCCAAGTAAATCCATACTTAGCATCAGTACAACAAAGACAAGGTTTATATGCATTTAGAGTAATAATGGACGATTCGAATAACACACCAGATGTAATTGATAGAAACCAATTAGTAGGTCAAATATATATTCAACCAACTAAAACAGCTGAATTTATATACTTAGACTTCAACATATTACCTACAGGAGCTACATTCCCAGCGTAATAAAACAACTTAAAATAAGATAAGGTACCTTTGGGTACCTTACTTTTTTTTCACATATGTATAACAAAACATAATAAAATGGCAGTATTAGATCCAAACGAAATATTCTTCACGGCATTTGAACCGAAACAGCAAAACCGCTTTATAATGTATATCGATGGTATACCTTCATACATTGTTAAAGGAGTAGGCGCAGTAACTTTAACCCAAGACACAATAACTCTTAACCACATGAACGTACAACGTTTTGTAAAAGGAAAATCAAAATGGGGTACAATAGATTTTACATTATTTGATCCTATCACTCCTTCTGGTGCTCAAGCAGTAATGGAATGGGTACGTTTACACCACGAATCTGTAACAGGTAGAGATGGTTATTCTGACTTTTACAAGAAAGATTTAACACTTGACATCTTAGGACCTGTTGGTGATATTGTAAGTGAGTGGGTATTAAAAGGATGTATTATAACTAGTGCTAACTTTGGTGAGTACAGCTGGGATAATGAGTCAGCAGCTCAAAACCTTACAATGACTGTCCAACCAGATTATTGTATATTGAACTTCTAAAATTATATTTTATATAATAAACCAAATCAACCTATAAAGAATACCCACAGAAATGTGGGTATTTATATTTCTTTTCGTATATTTATAACAAATAATAAAACAAAATGGCAAAACAGATATTAAGCGAAGAGTTTCGCAAAATGCAAAAACTAGCTGGTATAAAATTAAATGAAAATGATGAAATTGATTACGATGATGAAAACTTCTCAGACCCAATGATTGATGGATATGATGATAATTTCATTGATTTAAATCTTTCATTCCAAGAATCACCAGATTATCATTCATATGATGAAGTGTTAGACATAATTAAATCATACGAAGATAAAGATATATTAGAGGATTTTAAATCAACCTTCCTTGAAGATGAAAAAGTATATAAAGAAAACTATTCAGATTTTCTTAATGATTATATAGCTGATATGAGTGAAAAAGAATATATTCAAGCTAATTGGATTAGTATAACAGATCCTGACATATATGATAAAGCAGGATTAGTATAAAGACTACATCAACCTATAAAGAATACCCACAGAAATGTGGGTATTTCCCTTTTCCTCATATATTTATATACAACAATAACGTTATATTAAAATACAATTTATGGAAGAAAACAAGTTCCCAACAGAAACAGTAGAATTACCCTCAAAAGGTGTAGTATACCCACCAGATCATCCTTTACGTAGTGGTAAAGTAGAAATGAAATACATGACCGCTAAAGAAGAAGACATTTTAACAAATCAAAACTACATTAAAAAAGGTATTGTGTTAGATAAACTTCTAGAATCACTAATCATGGGTAAATTTGACATTAAAGAATTAATAACGGGCGATAAAAACGCGTTACTTATATCTTCACGCATCTTGGGTTATGGTAAAGACTATACGTTTTCTTATGATGGTACTGAGTATACTGTGGATTTAACTAAGTTAGAAAATAAACCATTTGATGAAACTAAAGTAACACCTAAAGGTACATTTATGTTTACTTTACCCGTAACTGGTACTAAAGTAGAATTTAAACTCTTAAATGATAAGGACAATAATACTATTGATCAGGAAAATGAGAGTATGAAAAAATTTAATAAAGACTCATCATCAGAAGTAACAATTCGTTTAAAACATCAGATTATATCAGTAGAAGGAGACAACGACAAAAATAGTATCCGTATGTTTGTAGAACAAATGCTAGCACAAGATTCAAGAGCATTACGTAAATATATCAAAGATATGGCTCCAGATGTTAATTTATCTACTAATGTAAAAATAGATGGTGTTGAGGAGAGCATAGACGTTCCAATTAGTCTTAGCTTTTTTTGGCCTGACCTCTAATACAGCATCACAACATAGAATGAATATATTCATCCAAATCCATGAAATAATATTTCATGGAAATGGTGGATATGATTACGATACAATCTACAATATGCCTATATGGTTACGTAATTTTACGTTTAATAAAATTAAGGAATGGTATGAAAAATCTAAACCTAAAGCTGTAGATGACAGTTGGACAAATGGTGGAGTTAAAGCTGAAGCCGCTAAAAATAAAAAAGTAAAACCACCAGGGTATGTAACGAAGGCATCACGTAAAAAGTGATGTCTTCTCATATTTATCACATATAATATATTATGGCAGACGATTTAGAAAAAGATCTATCAAGATCAGAGAAACTTTTAAAAGATAGACTAACAAAGACTGGTAAAATAGTTAAAGATATCACTAATAAAGCCTTTAGAGAATTAGTTAAAAATATTAATGAATATAGTAGATCTTTAGATGACATATCATATGAATTAGAAAAGCAAGTAGAGATATATAGTGACATAAAAAAACAAACTAAATCATTAGGTGATGCTTTAAATAGAAACTTAAATTTTATTAAAGATAGTAAAGATTTATCTCAAAATCTTGTACGTATATTTAAAGAACAAAATAATTTAAATGAAAAATTAGTTAGAAATAAAGAAGATTTATTAACTGGAGAACTTAGTTCTAAAAAAGTTAATGATGATTTACTTAAAGTTAATACTCAAAGTCTAAATATTTTGTTAAGGCAAAGAGATATAAATGATGAAATAGAAAGACAAAAACATAATCTTGTAGGAGCTAGTGCAGATGAACAAGACAGTATCAATATAAAACTCATTGCACTAAATGAAATAAATGAAGAATTAAACTTAGAACAATCAAATTTAACAAATATATCAAATGAACTAGAAAAACAGGCCAAATCCGCTAAAGATATAGAAGATAAAGTAGGAGTAGGAGCAAAATTACTAAGTGGATTTAAAAAAATACCAGTACTTGGGGATTTATTGGATATGGATGGTGTAGAAAAAGCAATGAGAGCTACAGCAGCTAATGGAGGAAGTATGTTTGCAACATTAGGTGCAGGAGCAAAAGCTTTAGGTTCATCATTAAAGGCAGCACTAGGTCCCGTTGGTTTATTAATTATGGCTGTTGAAGCTATCAAAGCTATTGGTAAATTCTTTTTAGATGCTATGTTTGCTGCGGATGAGCGAGTTACTAAATTAGCTAAAGGAATGTCTTTAACCAAGGATGAAGCTAGGGGTGTATACAGTAGTCTTAAAGAAACTAAACTTTCAATGGAATCTATATATAACCTAACTAAAGATGTAACTGAAGCTTATACTGATTTGGTTGATCTGACAGGTTTTGTTACCTCTGCTACTGATGAGATGATTGAAGCTCAGATTGTTTTAACTAAAAATATTGGTTTATCTAAAGAAGAAGCGTTTGGTGTTCAAGAAGCATTTGCAGCATTTAACACTGATGCTAAAGTGGGCTATGATATAGTAAATAATCAATTAGCAGCATTTGCAAATCAAAATAAATTACTTTCAACCGGTAAGGTAATATTTAATGACATAGCAAAAACTAGTAAACTAATACAAATAAATTTTAAGGGTAACTTAGGTTCCTTAGTTAAAACAACACTAGAAGCTAAAAAATTAGGTTTAAGTTTAGATCAGGTTAGTAAAATAGGTAGTTCATTACTCAATTTTGAAGAATCTATATCATCTGAATTAGAGGCAGAATTACTTACAGGCAGAGACATAAACCTAGAAAAAGCTAGATTATACGCCTTAAATCATGACATAGCAGGATTAACCCAAGAAATATCAAGGCAAGGAATTACTCAGGATAGTTTTTCTAAAATGAATGTTATACAACAAGAAGCTATAGCTAAATCCTTAGGAATGAGTGCTGAGGAAATGGGCGATATGTTATATAAACAACAAGTATTAGAGAAAGTTGGAGGACAAACATTAAAAAACTTACGTGAAAGAGCTAAAGCAACAAAAGATATTAATCTTCAAGCTAAAGTAGATGCTCTTGAACAAGGAATATTAAGTGGTAAATCATTTGAAGAATCTGAAAAAGCAGCATCCGCTCAAGAAAAATTCAATCAAGCTTTAGAACAAGCAAAAGAATTATTTACTGATTTCATTGATGGTGGTTATTTAGATCTACTAGCAGATGCCATAAAAGAATTCGCAGATATGATGTTAAGTGCGGAAGATAAAGAAAAAAAAGCAATAAAAAGGGGTGAGGAGATGAGAAATAGTGAAGAATATAAAAAACTAACTCCCGAACAACAGAAATATATAGATGAACAACAAAAAATAGTAGAAGAAAACCAAGTAGGACTGGGTGGTAAATTTATCAGTGCCTTAACTCCTGATATTAATATTCTTGGTTCTGATGTAGATTATTATGCGGGCATGGAGAGATACCGCAAAGCCGCTGATGAAAAATTACAACAAATACAATCAAAAGGATTTAAAGGAACAACTACTGAAATAAACGCTGAAGATTTTGTTATTAGAACCCTCCCAGAAGATACAGTAGTAGGTATGGGTGGAACAGCTTTAGGTAGAACAGATGAAATGGTAAAACTACTAATACAACAAAACCAACATCTAGACAAACAAAACACTTTACTTGCTAGTATTTACAATAAAGAAGGTACAATTGTATTAAACGGTACAAAAATGGGTACAGGAATGAATGTAGGAGGATACAAAACCGCTTAATTCACATATTTATAACAAACAATAAAAACAAAAACTATGGGACTATTAAACATGTTAACAACTAACGGAACACCATTAAGTATAAACAACGGTGCAACACCATCTATTAATCCGGGAGCAACTCAACAATCTAAGTTACATGCTGATGGAAATTTACCATCATATTCAATAAATGGAGCTAATGCTCAAGCTGTAAACGCGGCTTATGTTGCTTACAATGATGGGTATAATAATGCTTTACCTCAACCATCACAATTAGATTTAAACGGTATAACTCCATCACAATACTTAAATAATCTTCCTCAATAGTGGGTTTAGTCAATCTCACAACCAATCTTAAGTCTTTACGTTATGGGAAAGATCAGTTAGGTGGAGGATATAGTGGACAACCATATATAAAAGCCTCAATACCTGAAGGATTTAATAACCTTCAATTATCTAACAATGACTTTATCTTAAGGGGAGGAGCATTGGCTGCTAGAAATTCAGCTACAGATGTTTTACGTTTAGGTAAAATGTTTGCTGATACTAAATCACCTAACGGAGTATTATTTATAGCAAAACAAAATTTATTATCTCGCACAGCTGTACGAACACAAACCAGTGGAATATTAAATGAAGGAATTTATACTCCTTTATCTACATTAACTGAAGCTGGGTTAGTAGCATTTGGAGGACATGTAAATAAACAAGGTTTAAATCCATTTGCTGGTACTGGTGCTTATTCTAATAATTCTAATTTATATGGAGTTAAAATAAAAAGCAGTCAACCATCTGCAGAAAACCGTTTAGTTAACTTATATCAAGCACAACAAATAGATTTTAAACCTAAACCATTTGGAAATGGAGTAACACTTAATAAAGGAAATATAAATGTTCTTTCCTATACTGGTGGTCCTGATTCAATACTAGGTCTTGGTAACACTAATATCAGATATGCTGATGGGCAACAAACCGGATTTAGAAATTATAAAAATGTAAATAATGGTGATAATTGGTTTTATGGTCCAAATACTTGGACTCCACCTGTAAAAAATAAATTAGGAAATGTACCACTTTCATCAAATTCTTTATTTTTAGCGGCTGGGTTTTCTCAAGCTATATCAGAAGTACTACCTAAACAACTATCTGGAAGTAATTTTATTTCTCTACAATCATACTCTAACAATATTAGAAATAACGTTTATATATCTTCAACATCATATACCTCTCCTACACAATATGTTGTTAGTTTAGGATCTAAATCAACCCCGTTATTACAAAATCAAACACCTCAATCTGATGTTGTATTTGCTCAACAATATCCTCAAAATACATTTACCTTTACTCAAGATTCAATACAAAAAGTAGGAAAATTTGGAGGATATTTATCTGGTGGGGTTGGAAAAAATTCAATTGGTTCTCCTTCAATAAATGACTTTAGCCT